AGACGTCACTGTCCTGACCATCGATGGCGGATCGGCAACAGCCAGCGGGCCGAATGTTTACGATGGGGGCGGCGCATAATGGCTACGTCAAATGTCACGATACAAGTCAGACGCGACACCGCCGCCGCATTCACCAGTGCCAATACCACGCTGGCCACCGGCGAGATCGGCTTCGAGACCAATACGGGCAAGTTTAAAATTGGCAACGGCTCCGCGTGGTCGGCATTACCTTATGCCGTGCCTGATCTGACCACCGCCAACAGCACTTTTAGCGGCACGAACAATTTCAGCGGCTCGGTCACTGTTTCCGGCACCCTGACCGCCACCGGGGGGATAACCGCCAATTCAACAATTGCCTGCAATGGCAACTTGGTCACAGCCCCGAAACTTCAGGCATACACCGAAACGGCTAACACGCCCGCCATTTCGGGTAATAACCTGACCTTGAATCTGGCAAATGGGAATGTATTCGGGCCGATCAGCCTAACGGCCAATATCTCCAATCTGACCATCTCTGGCACGCCTGCCAACGGTACGGCAGGCAGCTTCACGCTGCTTCTGAGAGGCAATGGAACGGCCTTCTCTGTGACATGGCCAGCGGCTGTCAAATGGGCGGCCAACAGCACGCCGACACTCACAACCACCGCCAATAAGACAGACGTGTTCAGCTTCCTGACAACTGACGGCGGAACGAACTGGTTTGCGTTCAAGGCGGGGCAGAATTTCTAACATGCCTGCTGCATTTCGCACACTGCTGAATCCTGCCTCAGGCGATACAGATCCCTATTTTTCGTCTGTATCGCTCCTGCTGCACATGGACGGCACAAACGGCAGCACGACATTTACAGATTCAAGCAATAATGCCCAGTCAGTCACCGCAGCCAGCACGGCAAACCTGACGACCACCGACCCAAAATTCGGCACGGCAGCGCTAAAGCTGAACGGATCTTCTGACTATCTGATCTTGGGTGGATCAACATCGCTCTATGCTTTCTCAGGTGATTTCACGGTTGAAGGATGGGTAAACTTTACCGCATTACCGTCAAGCGGTGGCTATGCGGGCCTTTTCTTTGCCCGTGGTGCATCAGCATCGGCATCAGCATTTCAGTTTTACATCTATAACAATGCGGGCACATATCGTTTTGAAACAACGATGTCTGTTGGTTCGACCGATTACAACAACCAATACAACCTGCCTTCAACGCCAACAACAGGCGTCTGGTATCACTTCGCATTTGTCAGATCTGGCAGTTCGGTCTATGCGTTTTGGAATGGCACACAGGCGGGAAGCACGGCAACCGTTCCAGGGTCTATGAACACGCCATCAACGCAGATAGCCATAGGGGCCAGAGGCACACCGTTTACAGGACTTTACACTAACGGCAAGATCGATGATTTTCGCGTAACAAAAGGCGTGGCCCGCTATACGGCCAACTTCACCGCACCGACAGCCGCATTCCCGGATTCCTGATATATGTACTGCCAAGTCATTAACGGCGTTCCACAGCCACCGCAAAGCCTGCCCGTCACGTTTGGCAACGTGAGCAACTTCCATCTCTTGCCACCTTCAGAACTGGCCAGATATGGCTGGTATCCGATCAAGCCGGCCTTGAAACCGTCATACAACGAGCAAACGCATCGACTGATTGAAACGCTTACGCTGGTCGGCATGATGGTCAATCAGTCATGGTCAATCGTGCAGATGACACCAGCGGAGCAACTGGCATTCGCAACGGCACGCATGGAAGAAATCGGGGCGGCGATCACTCAATTCCTGAACGCCACATTTGCCCGAAAACGCTATGAGAACCACGTTTCGGCTCGTGCGGTGGCCAGTTCCGCTAACCCGACCTGGGCGCAGGAAGGCCGGGAAGCCATCGCCTATTATGATCTTGTCTGGAATGCTCACACAAAACTTGCTTTAGACCTTCAGGCAGGCACGGCAACACTGCCGACAGTCGCCCAATTTCTGGCACAATTCCCGCCGCTTTGGGGCGGTATTCAGCCACCGCCAACAGGTAACGGCACTTCTAACGGCACATTCGGCGGCATGATTCTGTGAGCGATCAACCAAGCCAATCACCTCGCGAACTGGTTGAACAGCTTAAAGCTCAGGGCCTGACATTCGAACAGATCGTGGCCGAACTGAAGAGACGTGGCATCAAGCTGGGAGGCCAGAAATGACAGACATCGTAGGGCAGATCAATAAGCAGCAGATCAGCAAAACAGTCAAGCGGGCCGCCCTTGCTGGCCTGCTGGCAATTCTGATCGTGGTGGAAGCCGACCTACCCGCCATTGTGGAAGCCTCGACACCCGCTGGCGTGGTGCTGGCGATTGTCATTAGCCAAGCGATCTCGTTTCTCAAATCTGGCAAAGAATTAAAGGTCTAAGCTGATGCATGATGCAACAACAGACGACACCGGACCGGGGATGTCACTTCTGCAATCGGCCCTTTATGGCGTAGGTTCTATCTGGGGGGCGGCTTATGTCGTAAACCATCCAGTTGAGGAATCTATCATGCATCTGCTTGTCCGACTCATCCCGCAAATCCTGATCGGCATTGCCGCCGTGATTCAAGCCGTTATTGCATACCGCAAGATGCAACAAGCCGAAAAAGCCAAGTAACTCGGTTCGATCCTCAGTCCCGGAAAGGTCAGGTGATCTGTGCTGGCTGAAGTAGTGATTCTTTATAGTCTTCAATGTCAAACGGGCGACTGCCCAAAAAACGTCCAAATTTCGCCCGTAGTTGCGTCGCCGGTGGTGATAGGTGAAATCTATCGACCGAACCCACTGCAACGCATCCTGCGCAAACGTGGGCCGGTTTATGCCGTTCCTGTTCTGATTCTTCCAGCCGAAACCAAGAAAGACGAGGCGAAATAATGCCACTTGATCCAGAGATTCAGACTCAGCTTGATACGCTGGTGGCGGAAGTGAAAAGCAAATTCACTGCTGAAAACCAAGCGGCCCTCGACGCTGCTAAGATTGAAGCCGACGCCGCCATTGCGACTGTCAAGGCGGAAGCCGATGCCGCGATTGCGGCAGCCAAAAAGGAGGGACAGAGCGAACTTTTGCTCACCTTAAAAAGTGCCTTCGGACTGCCTGTCTAAGGCCATCTTGTCACTTGCCGCGTGCCTGTCTTTGTACTTTGGGAGTCAGAAGATCGGCACGCTTGGCGAAACCACGCAAACGGCACCAGAGCCAATCAAACCGGCTTGGCTGACGCTGGTTTATGGCTCACGCTCCATTGACTGGATCGGTGACGAAAAGATTATGGCCGCAGCTACCAGCCGTGGCCAGAAGGTCAGCTTTATCAATGCCGACGATGCGGCCCTTGAAAAGCTGCATCTGAGGCCGATGGTCGATGCGGTCGGCACGCCTTGTCTGATCTTTCAGGGGGCCGATGGCTTGATTCAGCGGTTGGCAAAAGTGACCACGATTGACGATGTTGTCAGGCAAATTGAATCGATCAAAAATTAGTTGGCAACTGTAAACGGCAAAACAATCGACCTGACACCCACTGACGGGATGCGGGCCGAGGCTGAACGCTACCGGAAATGGAAGGCCGACGGTCGCCGTGGTGGAACCGACACCGCACGGCGACGGGCCTCCCAGATTCTGTCAGCAGGCGAACTGTCGCCAGATGTGGTTATCACCATGTCGGCATGGTTCGCACGTCATGAGGTCGATAAAAAAGCCACCGGCTTTCGACCTGGTGAAGCGGGCTATCCAAGCCCCGGCAGAGTGGCATGGGCCGCATGGGGCGGCGATGCTGGCAAAACATGGGCTGACGCCAAAGCCAAGACCATCAAGCGTGCCCGTGGTGAGTCTGTCAAGGCACGCCAGACACCCAGACAATTACTGGACGCAATGCCGGACGGTGAACCGCTTTACCGTGCGGCCCGGTCGATTCTGCTGGCCATTGGCAAACAGCAGATAGAAATATGGCGGCGGTTTATTGAGCCACCAAAGGCCAAAGAGTTCAACCCGCTTGACCCCTTTGCGGGTGCGATTGAGATGGGCAACCGATTTATCCCGACCATCACCAGTTATATCGATGAATCAGGCCGGGCGGCACTGGTAGAGCTTGACCAGCAGGACGCAGATGAATGGCTGGTGAAAGCTCCGCATGTCATTGATGCGGCACGAACGGCAACGCTGAAACTCTGCCAAGAAACGACAAACCAGTTCATTTTCGATCTGAACACGACACTTGACGGGATTCGTGAGGACATTGCCGAATCCATCCGCACCGGCGAAACGCTTGGCGATACGGTGGACCGGGTTGATCGGTGGGTGAAAGAGAACGCCCGCTGGCGTGCCCGTCGCATTGCAGTCACTGAATCAGCCAGAGCCTACAACCAAGGCCGATATGAGGCCACAAGGGGCCTGGATTTTGTCGCCGGGTATGAGTTGGTTCTATCTTCCGACGCCTGCCCACTCTGCCATGCGATCAAACGCCAATGCCCGGTGATTCCCAAAGATGGCACATTCGGCCAAAACGGGAAGAATGAAACCTATAAAAATCTGAAGTTTCCGCCATTTCATCCCGGCTGCCGCTGTACAACTGTTGTCGTGTTCGATGACGAGGTGCCGAAGGAATGGCCGAGGCCCGTCAAGCCTGCTGATAACGGCTACATCCTGCCAAGTGATGCCGATTTTGCGAATGCCATTGAAGGCGGTTATGAGTCAGTGGCCATCGGCAACGCTAAATCAATCAACGCATTTATTTTGACTGAATAACAGGGCCTGACAAATGGAAAAACTTGTAAAGGCAGTCGAAACGACTGTCAATGGCGGCGGTGCAGGCTCGTTTAAGGGCTATGCCGCAAGATTCCTGAACATCGACCGGCAGGGCGACATCATTCTGCCCGGTGCCTTCTCCGGTGCCATTCAGACATTTATGGACGATGGCGGGATGGTCTTGGCCGACCATGAAAACAAGACATCCGCTGTGATCGGCACACTGATCGATGCTCACGAGGATCGAAGCGGCCTGATGGTTGACGTTGCCTTGTCTGCCACCAAATCAGGGCAGGAAGTACGCCAATTACTGAAAGAAAAGGCATTGCGGAAAATGTCGATTAGTTTTTACGCCAAACGTCCGACACGCATCCCAGATTCAGCCATCCGTGAACTCTGGCAGAAATACAACTACACACCAAGCGAAGCCCAGAAGCAGCTCGCCAAGTCAGGTGCAAACCTGATCAGCGAGGTGGCAGAGGTCTTGGAAGTCTCCATCGTGCCGATCCCCGCCAATCCTGGCGCGGAAGTGATCGCAGTCAAGTCTCACGACGACTGTGATACACCGGCATTACCACCCACTGGCTTCGTGCAAGTGGCCGGAAAGCTGCTCGATTTTGCCGCCCTAATGAAGCGGTGCGAGCTGTCAGACCGTGTCATTTCTGATTTTCAATCGCCAAACCGGCGACATAAGTAAGGAGGCCACTCAAATGGCTTTGACAGAGACTCGCATGGCTTCGGCGATTGCTGAAGACCGTCTTCGCTTGGCTGCGCAGGTTCAGGGCTTGCGTGATGAACTGGTATCGGCTCCCGATGAAGTGCGTGCTGAGAAATCAGCCGACTTGTCGAGCCTGATGGACCAGCTTGAACGCTGCGACAGTGAATATCAACTGGCCGCATCGCTTGAGCGTGCGAACCAGATGATCGAAAAGATGGCACGTCAACCGAATCGGCCCGAACCGACCGTTTACGGGGCTAATGTTCAATATCAACCGGCTCGCGTCTCCTACGATGGCCGCGTGCTGGATAACGGCGGACTTGCCGATCCGTCTGACAAGTCGGCATTGGCATCACCTGAATATCACCAGGCATTCAAGGCTTTGATTCAAGCACGCGGTCGCATTGAACTGGTCAAGAGTTCAAGCCTGCGGAATATGCTTGAGGTGTACGGCAAGGGCGGCGACTTCGGCCTGCCTTCCAACGAGTTTTATATGCCTTTCTCAAAGGATATGACACTTGGCACCACCACCAACGGCACAAACACCGTCACGCCTGATTTCCGCTTTGATGTGGTTGTCGGCAGAACGGTTGCCCCTGTAATGACTCGCATTTGCCGCGTCATTAACACAAATGTCAATCAGGTGAGTTTCCCACGTGATTCAAACACGAACAACATCACCACGTCGCCGCAGTATGGTACGACGTTCCGCCCGTTCATGGGTGAAACAGTCAATACCACGCTGTCAAAGATCGATACCGGCCCGTTCACTCAGTTGACCATCCCGGTAAACACCGGCACGATGTTTACTGACGTATCGGCTGACTTCTTCGCTGACGTGGCAGGCATTAGTAACTACATCCAGACAGAGGCCAGCAAGGCCTTTGCTGCTGTGGTTGATAATCAGGTCATTAACGGTGTGACCGCATCGACCGAAGCGGAAGGTGTGATTTCCAACAGTTCTGTCGGCATCACCAAGACCGGCAGCAATAACACGCTTGTCGCATCCAAGGTGATCGACGGGTTCTATGCCCTTGCTGACCAGTATGCCACCAACCTTTCGTGGGTGATGCGTCGTGCGACTCATGGCAAGCTGGTTGCCCTGAATGATACGACCAACAGAAGCCTTTTCTTGGGTTCTGCCGACTCTGGCTATGTGCAAGGTATTACGCCTTCCATCATGGGCCAGCCGGTTTACTTTAATGGCTTCGTGCCTGCCTCTGGCGCATCGACACCGAAGTCGATTGTCTTAGGTGACTTTAACGAGTACATCCTACTTCTGCGGCAGGGCTTTACGGTCGCGATTGATGAGGTGTCGTTGGCCTATGCGAACCGTGTCCGTATTGCGGTGAAATACCGCTTCGGCGGGGCTGTGAGAGACACACGAGCCTTCCAGATTATTCAGGAACTTGTGTAATTTTTGAGGGCGTGCCCCTCGCCGTTCCCGGTCTGTCAGATGCTTCGGCAGCCGGGGGCGGTTTTTACCTTACTTTACTTATCCACCTGAAATAAGACTAATGTACTATGCCTGCATACATCACACAGAATGAAGCGGCCTTATTTGCTGAAACGCTTGGCAGTGTGTCCGCCATGCGTGCCACCGTGCTATTAACTGCCGCATCGACCATGCTTGAGCAGTTTACAGGGCGGACTTTTACAGGTGCCGAATTGACTGACAGCGTCAAGGCAGGGATTGCGATGTGTGCCGAATGGATGGCGACATCAAACCCGGCAGGCGGCACGATTATCAAAGAAAAAATCGGCGATTACGATGTCAGTTATGCCACGCCTGAAGCGGGCAGCATCCCGGTTGCCATTCAGATGTTGTGGGCACCTTATAAGATTGTGGCAGTCGGATGATTAAAGCCTCTTACACGCTGAATTGGTCGGGCGGTGAATACTCCGTTCGACTGCATCGTGAACTTGTCAGGGCTGTGGGCAAATCTGCCCTGCTGGTCGAGCGATCTGCAAAAAAGATGCTTGCCAATAGCGGCAAGAGCATGACCGCAAAATCAGGTATTAATCAGATCGGTTCGCGGACTGGATCAATGGCCGCCATGAATCGATTCAAGGCAGGCACTCGCGACATATTCAACCTTAAAGAAGTATCAAACAAAAAAGGAAATAAGACGCTGGTTTTTGGCGGAACAATGATGTCAAGCAAGGTCGGCAGGCTTGATCGCGTTTATTGGTACGCAAGTCCGCTATTCCGCTGGGTGCAATCCTCGCAACCAGGCACGCCGCCAAACAAGCAGACTGGCAGACTGCAATCGTCCGTTACGTCACAATTTTTAGAGGGTGGATTAAAAGCCAAGGTCGGCCCGGCTCAAAATCTGATCTATGCCCGGATTCAAGAGCTTGGCGGCAAAGCAATGATTCGACTCCCCGCCCGCCCCTATATGCGGCCAGCATTTGAGCAGAACCAGCAGGCCATTTTATTTCAGTTCGCACTTGCCGTTCAGAAGGCCGCAAAATGACGTTCCCGCATTCAATCGAGCTTCTGACCAAGTCGGCAGTGACGAGCAACATTGCAGGCTTTGGCTACAGCTACCCGGCAACTGGTGAAAGCTATCGGGCATATGTACAACATCGGTCAGAGTCATTACAGGTCATTAATAACACGGGCGGCGTGTCAACTGGCGTGGTGGTTTATGCCGATTCAACCTGTCCGGCTGCGACGTATGACAGATTCAATTTTAATGGCAATCAATTTGAAATCACGGGCGTGATGCCACAATACACGCCTCGCGGCAATCATCATTTAAGAATAATGGCCGTGGAGCTTTCACAGAAATAATGCAACTGTCAAACCGCATCACTGCCATTAAAACCGCATGGGCGGCAGCTATCCCCACCGTGCCGCTGTATTATCAACTGGCACCTGAAAACACCGTCTGCCCGTTTGCCGTGCTGCGTATCGGCCCGGTCACTCCCGGCGAGCAGGATATAACCAATAAAGATTGGGAAGCCACTGCGACAATCGTGGCCTACGAGACAACCGACACCGCCATTTTGTCGCTGAATGATTCCATTGTGAATCTGTTTGAACGTGGCAATATCAGCGGGTTCTACAGTTCAACCGTGCAATCGGCTGAAGTTGAGTTTAACTACGGCGATCAGATGGCCGTCTGGTCAGCTTCTATTTCCGTTTCGCTTCTATGGACTATCTAACAACTGAAAGGGGCTAACCATGCCAAAGATTGCATTCTATAACACGACGCTTTCATTTGCCGGTTCAAATATTGCCGTGTCGTCAGTATCACTGACTGATTCGGCAGAACTGGCGGATGTCTCGGACACTGGCTCTGAATACGTTCAGCGGATCCGTGCCCTGCGTGATCGTCAGGCCACCGCAACGGTATATGCCACAGGCAACGCACCGCTCACCATCGGGGCAACTGGGAATCTTACCTGGACGAGCAGCGGCGCACCGACATTCCCAGCCATCGTTGAATCAATTCAATATGGCAATGCCGACATTAAAGGGGCCATTCCGATCACGATTACATTTCGTGGCAACGGTTCTTAATTTCATTTCATGAGGGGCAATTCATGAGCAAATTAACGACACCGATTGAAACGGTTGAAATTGCAGGCCAGACGCTCCGCTTCGGTCGATTGACCTTAGGGGCGGCAGTTGAGCTTGAAGACTATCTACAAACACTGCCAACGCCATTTGAGGCACTGGAAAATAGCAAGACGCTTCAGCATATCGACCCCGAAATGCGTGAGCGGCTTATTCAAGAGAAGTTGCAACAGCTTCACTTTTGGCCGCCTGATGCCTTGAACGCTCTGGCCAGTTCGCAATTTCTGACATCGGCAAAATTCGGCATGGCGTTTTTGGTCGCCATGATTACCGCTTACAACAGCCACATATCATCCACTGAAGCCCGTGAAATTGCAGCCAAAGCCAATCACGGCGATTTTATGACCGTTCACCGGATTGCATTAGGGCTGAACGACCCAAAAGCACCAGCCGCAGGCGACCAACTGCCGATTCCGGGGGTGGCGACCGGATCACCTGGGGCCGAATCGTCGCTTGGCTGATGGCTGAAATGCACACCGGCTACCAGCAAGCCGTTTCAATGCCTGTGATCACGGCATTTGATTTGATGTCACATCACGCTAAAAATAACGAAATGCCAGACCGAACATGAGTACAGTTGTCGGCAATCTCTCTGTCGAGCTTGGCATCTCTGATGATCAGCTCCGCGCTGGCCTTGCGGCGGCAATGGTGCAAGCTCAAAAGGCTGGTCAGCAAATTAGCAATAGTGTTAATCAGGCGGGGGCAAAGTCTGGGGGTAATCCGCAGGGCCTTCTCAATCTGTCGCGAGCCGTTGACGACTTGCAATATGGTTTCCGTGGCGTGATTAATAACATTGAAGGCATCGTTACCGGCTTTGGCGGTTCCGCAGGCTTGGCAGGTGCTGCAACGCTGGCAGGTATTGCAATAGCGTCAATCGTACCCAAGCTGGCAGAACTTGCCGCTCAAACCGATCCTGTAAAAGAATTATCTCAAACATTAAAAGATATTAATAATTCGGGGGCTGGCGGCACTTTTCTAGGGATGTCCGAAGCTGCCAAAGCCACCAAAGCAGCATATGAAGCCGCAGCAGAAAAATTGAAAGAAATGCAATCGATCAGCAGCCAGGTTGTTTTCGCTGGCGGCGGCCCCGGTATGGGTGCAGCAGGTGCCGTGCAGGATGTTGGCACAAGTGCCGCAGAGCTTGCAAGGCAGAGAAGAGCGTTAGGAAATCTGGCTCAAGATGCCGCACGCATGGGCTTCATGTCAGAGCAGGCACAAAGAAGAATTGTTGCCAGTGGTTTATCTGAGTTTGATCTGACAACAAACCAGAAAGATCAGCAGCAATTAAACCAGCAAATTTTTCAAGCGGCTATAGATAAATTTGGCGGTGGGCAGGCACTCCAGAAACGGCTTGATTTTCTTTCTCCTGACATGGGTCTTTTCGGTGCTTTCAAAGAAGGCGACATAGCCGGATCAAATGAAGCAATCAAACTGCTTGGATTGCAGGCTGAACAGGTCAAAGTGCTAGCAGCCGATTTCGAGCGTGTTACCGGATCTGCTGCTGAACTAAAAACTATTGACGAACAGGCAAAGCAGCAGATCGAGCGTGATATTGATGATATTTACAAGGGCATTGTTGAAGCGGCGGATAAAAATATAAAACTTGCAAGAGAGAAGAATCAAACCATCGGTCAAGAAATAGATCAGATGGTCAAAGACGAATTGGAACGCCAGAGATTACAGGCACAAGCATCCAAGATTCAAAACAACATTGATGAAAGCATGTTGCAACGCCAGCGAACCGAAATCATTGGCGCGTCTGACGTATTCCAGCGTAATTTCATGGCTGGAACCAGCGAAGACCCGACCGTCAAGGCTATCGAAAAGCAGACGGAAGATCTGCGAGAAATCATGCAGCAGATTAAGGAACTGAATTAATGGGTGCCCCTTCTGTTGCTTACAAGGTCAGTTACACCAGCCCGCCACGCTACAGCGGCAGCCGTGCCAATGGCCTGTCGGCTCAAGTGCGATATAAAGTCGATTGGGCAAACGCGTTCACGTTTGTTAATGACGTTCTCGGGGCCATAGATGGGTCGCCGTGGGCTTTTCCTGCCTCGCCTAACCTGAAAGCCACCGAAGCCACCATCAACCCAATAGGGGTCAAATCTGGCGGTTCTGGCGATGGTACGACTGGAAGTGCGCCCGGTGAATACTTTGAAAAAGCTCACATTGATGTGACGTTCAATTCGCAGAGTCAGCAGGTCGGGGGTATGGATGTCGGCGGATCAGACACGATTCCGGCCCTGCAATTCGACCAGAGCAGCCCGGTTGAAATGTCGTCATTTAATATCCAATACAGCCCGCAGATGATCAGGATTCCGGGCGGTGCCTTGAAATGGTCAACAGCAACCGCAACGGGGGCGTTGCAAATAGTTCCATCAACCGTCAAAGACCCTTCATTATCCGGCGGGGAATATATCCGCAAGCCTGCATTTAATTTGAACATCACGCTGCATAACTGTCTTTATATCGACGCTGGAAACTTTGCGGATAAGGTCGGCAGGGTCAACGAATCGACCATGTGGGGCAACTGTGAGCCGGAAAGCGTGCTACTTGATGGCGTATCTTCAACGCAACGATCATTGTCAAACGGCATAGTAATTCTGGATGTCACACTAAATTACAAATGGCAGAAAATCGGCTGGAATGTTGCGATGGGTTCAAATGGCGACCTCTATCGATACGTTAAACAAAACGGATCGACTGTTTATAGCAAAGGCGACATCAATCCGGCTTCTGTCATCCTGCCTTCCCAACGCTGGCGGCCAACTTCATTCTGAGGCTAAACAATGGCAATTCAAAGCGGATCAATCAAGGCCGGAACGGCTGCTGTTGACATTAAGGTCATCGGCTCGACATCGCAGGAAACCCGCATTAACAAGCTGGATGTGATCAACTTCGCAAACGGCACCGGCGCAAACCAATGCACGGCAATTGTTGATCCGAATATTACGATCTCCGCCAATTCCACCACGATCACATTCGGCAACCTGACAACCACACAGGGGGCCGCTTGGAACTTCACCGAGTTAAAAGGCTATCGGCTCTATAATGCCGACACCAACGGAAACATCACGGTCACATCAACCGCCCTTGGCTTAAATGGCCTGACGCTCCCGCCGGGTACGTTCATGGCGTTCGGTTCTGCAAATGCAACTGGCCTGACCGTCTCCAATGCCACAACAGTAATTGCCAACGGCACGAACGGCAATATCCTTGTATTAACAATGTTTGTCTCATGAGGTGACGCATGAAAAAATTTGTTCGCGGCGAAATCCTCACCGCTGAAAAGCTGAACGATGCCTTATCAGGCCGTCGGCTTACAGTGGCAGGCGATGCCGCAACGTCATACGATGCCGATGGCGACGTTGTTCGGGTAGATGGCTACAGCAACATTTACATCCGTCTGACAAGCAAGACCGGCACCAGCCCGATTAAATACGCCTGGACGGAAGTTTACAGAAACGCTAACGGCACATGGTCAAACACTACCAATAACGGCACAACCACCGGCGACTATGCGATAGAATTAAACAACTCAAATCTCAGCACGTCAGACAATTATGTTTACCGTGCGGAACGCTCGCCAGAGTCTGGCGAGTGGCTTTTTTTTTTGAGGCGCAGCAGAGAGACTGCCGGAACGCTCAACTATCGATTCACAGGCACCGCCAATGCAAGTCTGTTTTCGCCCGTCTATTCATTTCAGAAACGGTGGGGTCGTACAACTGAAATGACCGGCAATGGAACCTGTCCGTCAGGTGATTCCGTTCAATCGCAGAACTCCACATACAACAACATCACCTTTTATTACGAGTACAACAACGGCACCAGGTCAAACCTTGCAACATTTGAAAACAACGGCACAGCCACCAGCCCGATTGATGTCTGGTATAGTGCCAACGTCACATTCCCTGGCAAGATTGGCGTGGATTGTGTCTATTACGATGGCAGCGTGTTCGGCAGCTACACCAACGCCAATTCATGCGTTAATGCCTACTCTCAACAGGTCACAGCCGACACGAACGCAAACACGAGCGTGACCACAAGCGGCAGCAATATCAGCCTCGCAATCCCGTTCGCGCCCGCGATTACCTATCCGACAGATGACCTTGCATGGCCTTCTGATGTGACAGTCAATTTCAATGTCACCTATGCCCCCGCAAATACCGGCTGGCCTGCTGGCGTTCAGTCTGCTTATAACGACTGGTCAGATACTATCGCGGCGCAACTGCAAAGCCTTTCTGTGGGCGTCAATACACCCACGAAGAGTTGCAGCGGTTATACAATCACCCATGGCCGGGTGACTGGCAACGCGACGCATGAGTTTGACATCACATCAAATACATGCGGATCAACCAAAATTCGCGTATGGCTTGAAAGCCGCACGGAGACCAGCGCAGCCGCCCCTTATTATTTCGCCAATTCAACCCGTGTGAATGCCTCTGGCGTAAACACTGATCTGAAGTATTCATTTCCCCACAACGGCGGCGGCACGGTCAAAGTCGCGTCTAATGTGACAAATGGCACAGTGCCAATCGCAACCAGAACAGCCGACATGACCAAATCGGCTAACTGTACACTAATCAAAACATGGTCAGCCAATTCGACCGGCAATCTTGGCAGCATTCATCAGATTACGGTCAACTTCGGCTATGACGATGCTGGCAACTGCACAGCCTATCAACAGACATTCACTCTTCAAACGGATGTGACGCGCACCTAACCCCTCACCACTCACCCGCCACCGCTTCCCGCCCGCCAATCCCGGCGGGTTTTTTTGTTTGATCAGATAGGCAAAAAATATTTTTACTTTTTTCTTTTTATATGTTGACTTCAGGATGAGAAGTCGATATATTAAATAGTGTAAGGCAGAGAGAAACAAAACAACAAACAAGGGGCAGAGAGATGACAATCGCAACAGAAATCTTGAATCAGCTTGGCGGAAATAAGTTTGTGGCAATGACGGGTGCAAAGAACTTGATGGCAGATAACAACAGCCTTCAGTTCAAACTGCCAACCAAATTTGCTAAAAATAACATTAACTTTGTCAGGGTCACACTTGATCCAAGCGACACATATACAGTTCAATTCTTCAACTATCGCGGCCTGAATCTTAAGAAGATTGAAGAGGCCAGTTCTGTATATTGCGACCAGCTGCAAGACATCTTCACCAGCGTAACCGGCCTTGATTGCACCCTGTAACCAACCCCACCACCCGCCCCGGTAACAGCCGGGGCAATCACTACCAGCAAGAGGAGAGAGACAGATGGCAACAATAATGAACAAATCAATCAGGTTAACTCAGTCACAGCGTGAAGCCGGATGGATGCTCTCAGAAGAGTGCGGTTATCGTCCAGGGAAAGTTTGCAAAGAATACAGCCCGACTACAACAATAGTAGTGGAACGCGAAGGTCGGCAATGGTCCAGGTACCTTTTAGTTAATCAGGTGGGAGAAGGGAAAAATACCAAATTTAAGACACTTCAGGCTGCTCTTGAGTTTTGATCACACTTACCACCACCCCGCCCCGGTTCATCGCCGGGGCAATCCGCCGCGGCGGACAGCAAGCAGGAGAGAAATAGATGGCGACAATGCAATTAATCATAGGCAAGACAAACGGCGGCTCTGATCTACTATTGTTGATCAATAACAAAGTGGTATCACGCTGGCCATATGCCGGTAAAATGCCACAATCAGTTGATCATCTTACAAGTTGGGACAATCAGGCCGCGTCTGGCCATGATTTAAGCGATTATCAAACTGATCTTGATAACGGCAAATATGATGTGACTGTTATTAACGAGCAGTCAGACAATTTAGACTAACACCCACCACCACCACGGCAGGAGAAAGACAGATGCACTTCGTACACAAAGCACACGGCTGGACAGCAGAATGCTCGCTGATCAATGATCAGACTGGTGAAAGCATGCTTAAGGTTAAAAGCCAAGAAGCTGATGAAGATTGGTGCGCCGGTCAAGATCGCGTTGTTTCGGCATTTTATCGAGCATGCGAATTGCTGGAGGTGACTCCAGTTGGCGAGTACAGTCACAGCGGCGGGTGTGTTACTTGCAAAGTTCAACCTGACGAAGAACTGGCAGAAGCTGAAGACCAAGACTAACCCCACCACCCCACGGCAGGAGGCCGCGACAATGACCGGATGGAGTGTAACACTTTCCTTTTTTGGGGCCAGTCTCACGCTGGCCAGACAACCAGAATGCCAGACTCAGAATCAGACAAACCCAAGCGAGGCCGACCAGTTGGCACCCGCAATAAACCCGGCACTCAAAGACCGGGCCGCAAGCCCAAACCACGCGCCCGGGAAAAGCGGGTTGCCAGCCTGGGCGAGCGGGCGCAGATCAGCGTCGCGTTATCGCAGGCCACGTCGGCCAAGCTGGCGACGATTGCTCAAAATTGGCGTGTGACGCGGGGCGAGGTGGTCAGGCGGCTAATTGACCGGGCGGAGGAGTGAACTGTCTGGAAATTACGAATAGTTCACCCCAACCGCTCCGCAACCTCTCGAATCAGGCCAATATCTTTTTCAGCATAAACCTGCGTGACGTCTGCATGCTCGTGACCAAGTGCCACCTGGGCGGCATCAAGGCCAAACTCTTTTCGCGCTCGAGTCGCGAACGTGTGCCGTAGTTGGTTCGGTGCCCACGGCTCTATGCCGATTTTTTCACAGGCTCGTTTGATGGCTCGTTGATAGCTGGACACTTCGTAAATATCACCCGGCGTCCGTGCCGGTGTCTTTTTTTTGCGGTTGACCTGCGAGGGCTGAACTTTTGTCTTTCGCGAAGATCGCATAGCCGCAAAGCGCTCCTCACGATCTTCAGCAGGACTAAAACAGGGCATGTCGGCAGATCGATTGAGCCAGGGCATTAAAACCGCCTGCCCCTGCTGGCCAATGCCGACCACCCGTTCTTTGTCGCGCCAGTCTGTCTTATGCTGTGGTGGTCGATAGAACCAAACCGGGCCGGTTCGGTCGATGTCCACCGGCCTGATCTGAATGACTTCGCCCGGTCTCATGCCGGTGTACCACTGAAGCAAGATCATTGCCCAGATGCGGCTGGCCACATGTTCCTTGACCGCTTCGACCGCTTCCCATGTCACCGGCTTGACCTTCTCCGGCTCCCGTGCTGCTGATCGTCGTTTCTTCAGTGTCTCCAACGCCCGCAACGAATCGACTACCGCACCAGGCACCAGATCAGACCGGACACCCCACCGCCAGCACCTCACGATGAATCGTTGATATTTGACGATGGTTGATCGGCTCAAGTCACCTTCAATCATCTTGTCACGCACCATCACCAACTGCGACGCCTTAAATTCGTTTGCGGGTAAATTACCAAACAACTTTTCGACCCAACGCAAGGCAAACGCCATATTCTTGATTTCACGCGGCTTCACTTCGTTTGTAACTTTTAAGTACGCAAGGAATTGCGTAATTAATTCCGCTACACTGACACATTTATTTTCCTGTCGGATTTTTCCTGTAAGATTAAATAGAGACAAGACTTGATTGTACGCTGAAATAGATTCCGGCGAATTGAATTTGCCTAAATAGACCGTATCGCCCTGCCATGTGCATCTGGCGAGGCCAGATTTCTTATGTAAAGTATATGTTGGGAATAGGTTACGCGGCCGAGGCATCGACTGGCCAAAATTTGTTTTTTGGTAAGGTACCATGATTCAACCGGGGTAAGGTACTGAGGCGGGTATCAACAAAACAAACATAACACATGATTTCATAAAGGCTTAAAAAAATGCCCTCTGCAGGGCTCGAACCTGCGACCCGCTGATTAAGAGTCAAGTTCGTAGGCTGGAGTCCGGGGTTTAGCACAAAAGTTTACCGTTTTTCAGGGTTAGTTTTGGCTGGCCAGTTGTTTGAATCGGCCTGCCGCTTTTGATAGACGGTCAGCCCATTTCTCCGGGCCTTCCATGTACAGTTCACCGACAAGCCAGACGAGAATGTCACGCTCGTATGGCACACGACCATCAAGCTGGTAGTCGTCCATCTCCAGCTTGCCTGTGATCTGCTTCAACGCACCATGAATGGTGGCTGGAGCGCGAAACGCAATCGCCCTGTCGGACGCCGGTTTCGCAAGTTTGGTTTTTTGCTGCTTCACTGATTGAACTCCAAAAGGGTTTCTAGATATCTAAGCATCTATAATTTTTCGCAATAAATAAGAAAAGTCAATCGTTAGTTGACTTTATTTTGCTAGCTAGATATCTTGTAATTGGACTAACTAAATACATGGAGGCAAAACGTGAAGCCTGATTTGCAATCTGTTTCAAGTCGTAAACCAGTGCATAGATTCATGTTGAATCTTAATAGTGACCTTTACGAATGGATCAGAGAAACGGCATACAGGGAAAAAACAAGTATGTCGAGCCAGATAAATACCTTCATTCGTGAGGTTCAGGAAAAGCAACAGATTAAGAAAGGGTAAGGCAGGTGACAGACAATAAAAGTTTGATAGCACCCCAAAAGCCAAAACTTTTGGAGGTGGACGTAGAAGGTATGCCCACAGAGTTAAAAGCCAGTAAGAAGTGGGTAGTATGGCGGCTGGAATGGAATGGTAAGAAGTGGACAAAGAAGCCTACGAATCCCAAAAACGGCAGGGATATTGACCATCAATCTGATGATGCTCGAATGTCGCTGGGTGATGCGTTCGGGCTTTATCAGGCTGGAAAGGTTGATGGGATTGGTTTTAGCCTGGGCAATGCGATAGACGCAGGCGGATTGGTTTTTATCGATCTGGATGGATGTATAAATAATGGCGAAATCGCACAATGGGCCAAAGAAATCATTCAGATGTTCCCGCCATGCCATGTTGAATATTCGCCCTCTGGCAATGGCGTTCATTTGTTAGTTAAAGGCAAGATACCAAGAGCGGTCAAAGAAACTAAAAATCATGTTGGAATCGAAATTTACGCCAGCGGTCGATATTTTGCCACGACTGGAAACATGGTGAAAGGTGCCGTAGATGAGATACCAGAAGGCCAGCGGGGGCTTGATGAATTATTGAAGCTGTACGGCAAAGAAGAAACAAAGGAAACGATCAGAGATGAGAATGAAGAAACGGATGCCGATTTTGAATGGATAGAAAAGTGCATGGACGATGGCTTTCTGGATAGCCAACTTGACGATTATTCTCAGTGGCTTTCAGTCGGCATGGCGTTAAATGCAAGATTCGGCGACCCCGGCACGGAACTATGGGAGAAATGGTCGAATCGTCACGAGAAACACATTACCAATGAATGTTATCAGAAGGTAAGGACGTTCAAGCGAAAAACCGGCAAGATGATTCAGTTTGGTTCTCTGGTGAAAATCATCAGAGACAACGGCGGGCCGGAGCCACCCAAGAACCTGACTGATGATCGACGATGCAAAATCATGATGGTTGAGGGGGAAGTTGAGGACATCGCCAATAAGTGTCTTGATGAACTCGTAAAACATCCGGCGATCTATAAGCGAAACGGGCGGCTTATTGAGGTGGTGGCGACACCAGGCGAAACCTATCCATGGCGAATCGTTGACATTGAAACGAGCCGGTTGGCTTCGATCCTGACCGGGCTTGTCTGGTTTTATCGACTCAAAAACATAGGCGACAAGAGAAGCCCGGAATGGATTGAAGTTGGCTGCAATCCGGCTCGCGTTGTCTTGGAAGCGATCATACAAGACCCTGAAAAAGAAGGCATCAGGCAGTTAAACGATGTTGCGACATTTCCGTATTTTTCACCGAACGGCAAACTTGTCAGCAAAGAAGGATATGACAATAGTTCGGGCGTGCTAAAGATTTCAAACAGTGAAATTGAAGTCATTTCACCAAGTTCTGAAATTACTGATTATCAGGTTAAAGAAGCGGTAAGAATCATTGAGGATTGTTTCTCAATATTCTCATTTGATGATGCTGAAAAGCTCAATTCAATCTGGACCGCTGCGGCTGGCATTATGACGCTACAGGCCAGACGCATGATGAAAATCAGGCCATCGCTGTTGATTGTCTCTGAGAATCGGGGGTCAGGAAAGACACAGATTTCAGAGCAGGTAATCAGATGCGGGACAGGCGAATCAAGGCCGGTGCCAAGCTATTTAAGATCAGGTCAGCAACTTCTGACAGACCTGTTTTCAGCAGCCGGAACCGCTAGAAACTACATCTATTACGACAACCTGAAAGATGGGACAACATTCGGCGACCCAGTTCTGGACGGGATTATCACAGCGGGCCGGATTCAAGACCGGGTCTTCGGTAAAAACAACGTGGTCGAGTCCAGAGATTCAGGATTCATGATTCTGGCCAACGGCAACAACGTAGCCGTATCTGATGATATGGTTCGCAGGTGCTTATTGATAAAGCTGAAAACACGAGAAACGAAAAACTATGAAAAGAGCTATGGCGACATAATGAAAGAAAAGGCGGCTGATGTTGCGGCTGCCTGCATGGTCATTCTGGCATGGCACATTAATCAGGGATGCCCGGAGCCTGATGAAAAGCTGGCAGATGATGAGGGATTTACCGAATGGAGCAGGATCGTTAGAAACGCTATTTACAGGGCAACCAAGATGGCCAGCGACAAGAGCGAAGGAATTGACGTGATGAAAACTCAGGCGACACTGAGAAAGATGGACAGCAAGGCAGAAATGACCGACGATCTGCTTACAGGACTGAAAGAATACTTAGACGGTGAACCACGCAAAGAATTTAGATCGATCGATCTGGCAGCAGCTTTGGCTACTCATCCAGTGCCTGGGCACGCAGCCAAGCTGGCCGGCCTGTTTGCAGGCTCCAGAAATCTATCTACAGCCATTGGCGTTGCCCTACGCTCTCGCAATGGACATACCGTCCAGATGGGCGACGATGGCGTTTATCGGCTTGTTGGGACTGTCACGCACGGCTCCAAGACCCTTTGGCGGCTGGAAAAGGTTGATCCACCAAAGAAAGAAGATGATCAGCCTAAAGAACTCTACCCCAAAGACTGGCCAGTGGAACCACCATTTTAAGAATTTAACATCGTAATTTAGATTCCCGTATATATCATCCTATCCATCCTATCCATTTGGATAGGATATTTTTTTATCCTATCCATCTGTAAGTTGTTATTATTAAATAACTTATAAATTTATGGATAGGATGGATACCATGGATAGGATAAAAAACCCCACGCGTATGCACACGCACGCGTCACGCATGTGTATGTGTGTAAGACCCGAAAAACATCCTATCCATCCTATCCATCCTATCAAAGTATTATGCTGTAATGGTTTATGATGGATAGGATAAAATTAGCTGGATAGGATGATATTTTTTGACCCTATCCATTGATGATATTTAGATAGCTAGATACAATAGTCTGACAGAAAAAGGAGTAAATATGGACGGAATTGATCAAGGTCCGATGAGTAAGCTTAGAGTGTTTTTGGAAAATACGCCAAAGTGCAATAAAGAATTGGAGTATTGGGACACAAAACAAATTTTTTATAGATGCGATGGAACATATAAATTTATCAGGGTAATAGACGCAAAAATTTCTTGGCTATCTATTCATTGTAATAAGTGTTTTGCAAGTCCTGAACCTGAGATTACAGGCATTTCTACAAAACCAATGAAGAAATGTTATTATCACTATTTTGAGAACAAAATTGATTATGTAGAAATGACTGAGAAACAAAAACAAGAGTTTAGAAATTCATGTAGTGATTTTATTCATGAAAAGAAAAGTAAATATATTGAAACTATTAACGACATCAAAATTTATAATCCCAAGGTTTCTAAGGGTATAAAAAAGGAGGTTTACTACAGCTACCTTCAAACGCCAGCATGGAAGGAAAAACGGGAAGCTGTATTTAAGAGAGACAATTATAAATGCCAGGCATGCCATAAGAACAAAGCAACAGAGGTACATCATAAGACATACACAAACTTATTTAATGAGCCTCTATTTGATCTTGTTTCAATTTGTAGGCAATGCCATGAAGTGGTTAAACATGAATCAGGAGGACTTCAAAGTCACGTTGATGATTATGACAAAATGAAAAACATCGTAGTTTCTGTTCTTTTTCATTTAACTCAATACGAATCAGCAAACATTGATGATGTTGTGGAAACTCTCGAATATTTTGAGGAGTTTCATCAAGCCCATAAAAAATGGATTGAGAATATGGTCAAAGAAACATGCAAATTTAGCCAAGGTCTATTTTTTGAAAAATCTGGTTACATCGAAAAAAAATATCTTGACGTTAGCTAGATATCTAGTTATCTTGATTATGTAAGAACTGATTAACCAGTTCATCATTCACCACCACTACTCAGGAGCAATCAGCATGTCAGCAGCCCCGTCATCAGTTCAATCGCTTCAACAGCTTGGCTGGCAGCCTAACCAGCTCACAGACGCATTAGCCGCTGAATGGGAAGCGGGCTACCGCTTCGCGATTCAGGAGGCACAGCAGGAAACAGAAACGGCCCTTGACGGTCGGCATGAGGCAGATATGAAGCAACAAGCTGAAGTGATCGCAGGCACGATTAAGGGCCTGCAAACGTCAATCAACGCCTTGCAAGTGATGACCCGCAACATCGACCAGCGAGATCATCAATATGGCGAAATCTGCAAAGCAATCGTGCGGATGCTTGAGGCAGTGTCAGTGATGGAAGAGGTGACACGATGAGTGCCGCCGAACGATGGGACCAGATTAGCGAAGAGCTTGATTCAATTCGTGTTAAGCAAAAATTTGCTCAAGATTGCATCAATGCCGGGATCATGATTTATGCCTGTGAAAAGCTGCTCAACGGCAGCAGGGCAGAACATGCTCGATTGATGGCAGAACGCAGACAACTATTATTTGTCCCGTCCGTTGATCTGGACAGGGCAGCCCTTGCAACTTCGTAAGTTGCTCCTTGGTGACGCCACCGGGGGCGTTCCTCGGTGGCACTTTTTCTTGTCAGGCAATCCGACCAAAGAAAGGTCAATAAACATGCCTATTCCAATGCTCAAAAGCAATCCTGCCGGTTCTGGCGACTATACACCTGTGCCAGAAGGCACCTATCAAGGCATCGTGCAGAATCTTTTCTTCCTCGGCACACAAACGCCGCTGAACCCAAGTTACAAGCCAAGTCAGAAGCTGGCAATCAGGTTCATTCTTGATGAGCCACTTGGCGAGCAGAGCGATAAGTTTTTCTCGATCACCACCACAGTCGGCTTTAGCCTGGGTGAAAAGGCAGGACTGACAAAACTGTTCAAACCAGTGCTGGGCAGTGGCTGGCCGCCGGAAGGTGGGACGCTTGACCCTGAAACGCTGCTGAATCTGCGGGTCATGGTCACAATCACACACACGGCTAAAGGCGACAAAACTTATGCCAACGTCGCCAGCTTGGGCCGCTTGCCGAGAGGCATGGCACCATTTGACCCAGCGTGCGACATTTTCGCCTGGTCGTATGATGATCCACCCCGCGATGGTGTTCCTGAATGGATTATCAAACAGGCTGCCCAATGCCATGAACTGACAGGCCAGTCGGCACCGGTCAAGGAATACCGGGCACCGGCTCCCGCTGGTCATAAGATCGACCCAACGGCTGAAGATGCACCATACTAAGGACTCACCACATGTTGAATCGTAAACGGTTGCCCGTGTTATGCCTCGGCGGACTGGTGAAGGTTGCTGAGGGATTCGCCGCGGCGAACAGCATGATCTGGCGGCAGTCTCCTAGTGCCACCACGGTCGAGCAAAACGGGGGCACGCGGCTCCTGTGGGTCATGCAGCGGGCAATCTAAGCAGGGATGCAACAAACGCCACGGATGGCGGTTTATGGGGCTGGGCGGGACTGTCGGGTATTTCCAGACCGACGGTCGGCAGGTTCGATCCCTGCCACCCATTTCAGTCGTGGAGTCCTTCGATTTTCGCCACGGCTGGCCGCTGGTCCAAAACGGCGGAAAACTTCTGCGACTCGCCCCGCTGCGTTGGCGGGGTGGGTTTTAACTATGATTTCAGCAATTCCTCAGGGAGACTCAGATGCCTAAAATCCACATCAGCGATAACGTAAATGGAAGATCAAAGATTGATCGCTACGGCTGGACTGTAAAAGACAAGCCAGGCCAATTAATCTTTCTCAACAAATATTCACTAAATATTGATTTAGAATATCAAAGAGATGCTAATTCAAAAAAAATAACTGATCTTGCTTCGAATTGGTCATGGATTGCTGCGGGTGCCATAATAGTAGGGAAAAGATCCGGTAAATATTATGTAATTGATGGCCAGCATAGAGTGTTAGCTTCACAAAAACGGAGCGACATCTCAGATCTTCCATGCTTAGTTTTTGAGACATCGGATGTAGTTCAAGAAGCTGTAAGTTTCTTGGATTTAAATACAAACAGAAGGCCGCTAGAAATGATTGCAAGGTTTAGAGCATTGATTTCATCGGGGAATCAAACGGCTATTTTTGTAGATAAAACACTTACTCAACATGGTATTGAGTGGAGAAAAGATCAGAGAAAAGGAAGCTATATCAAATGCTTGGGATGGTGCATGCTGGCAGCAGAAAAAAACAAGGATAGGTTCGCAAAAGTCATAAGAGTTATGACCGAAACTTGTCCAGGTCAGACAATTCATGAACGGGTTTCGTCATCATTGTTTTATCTTGATGAAACTTTAAATGTTTCAATCGATGATGAAAGATTCAAGAGCCGATTACGATTAATAGGAGAATCAGCATTGTTAAAAGCAACTTATAAAGCATCAGAGCTTTACCAGAAACGCGGCTCTAAAATATGGGCAACTGGAGTTTTGATTGAAATAAACAAAGGCTTAAGAAACAGATTTGAAAAAAGAATAGAAGATTGATCGTAACACCACCTATCGGCATGAGCCGGGTTCGACTCCCGGCAGGTGGTTTCCTCGGTCGTCACAGTCCGACGCCGGGGCGGTGGAAGGCTGCCTGAGATGTTATCAGGCTGAACTTTCAAAGGCGGCAGGCATGGAACTCACGGACGGTCAGCCTGACCGTCAATCATCATGGAGGTTGCAACGATGGGTGTCCTGGTACTGACAAGGGGTAAACTTCAAACAGTTGTCATCGATGCTGGTGACGAAACAATCGAAGTCATCGTCGCCGAGATTCGTGGCGATAAGGTCAAGCTGGCCTTCAGTGCATCGAAAAACGTACAGATCAATCGGCCAGAAATCAGGGAAAAGAAGCTGAAAAACGCAGAAAAGGATGGCGTGTCATGATCAACAGGTTTCAAGTCGGCGACACTATCCGAGCGAAAGAATCAATCATGGTCGGCACAGTCGTAAAGATTGAATACAGACGCGACGCCAAAGGCAAAGCGTTTGACATCGCAGCCATCGACGTTCTTTTCCGCAACAACGCCTATTTCACGATCAAACCGCAGGACTTCGACCGGATCTATCTGATCAAGGAAGCCAAGAGCATTCACCCAAAGGAAATTGAGGTTGAATCGTGATTAGTTTGTATGTTCAAGTGCTCTGTGAGATTAATCGCGATTCAACCGCGACCATCGAAGAATTGGCGGTCAGGATCGATAAGACATCGACAACAGTTAGACGTGTGATTGAGGAACTGAAGGCGGCCCGGCTGATTGAGTGCCAGAAAATCGGAAAGTCTAATAATTTTCTGATCAACCGAGATAAGTCAATCACGACCCGCGGCTGGGTATTTCCGGTGGCTTTAATTCTGGAAAGCGGGAGAGCGATCTGATGTTGATCAATGAATCTTTGCACATTGAGCTTATCCACGCCAATGATCGGCTGGTCAGGATCATTAATGACTTGTCAGATAAGCCTGGGAATCGTCTGACATACGAACAATCGTTTGCTGTGGCCAAGTCGATTGAACTTGCCCAGATGGCTAAGGCAGACGCCAAGCGGGCCGGAATCACGATTGAGGTTAAGCATGGCTGATGCGGCTTGGCAACCTTATGAGAGGGATATTTCTGCAGTCAGACGAAATACGATTCGCCGGGCATTTGCCGAGGTAATCAGTGAGTTAAACGTTTCGGAAGATTCAGCAAGAAAATATTTTGAGGATGCTCTGGCGGGCCGCTATGAAACGGTTGAAGAAAAGCTGGTCGTCATCACGAGAAGCACTCAATGTCTCTACGGGTGCAGCGTCTGCGGCTTGCCGATCTCAAATTACAACAAAACAGGCACTTGTCAGATCTGCCGGGAGCGAGCCGAGAAAGGCAAGTGCCTTGACTGCAAGTGTATTGTTGCAAAAGGCAGCACCCGATGTTTGTCGTGTGCCATGAAACGGCGGAACAGGCGAAGAGAACTAGAGCAGAAAAAGAGGGGAAAATGAAAGATTTACTAGAACAGTACAATCGCATTCAGGGCCTGGCTATCGGCTTACGGCATATTAACCAAGACCTGCCAGGCTTTGTTGCCGACGAAGCTGTTGAGGTGATGATCAACAAAATTAACCTCAAAATGCACACTCTGGCCCATGAGATCGTTAGGGAATTGAAGCAAGAGCTCGACAACGATGCAAAGCAGCCAGACAAGTCCGAGGAGATTCCTCAGCCAATGGTTGTTATGGCTCGCTCTCTTTGGGCTGTGATTCCTGCCGATGCCGAAGATGACGTTTGGCAAAAGCAACTTGGCCCACGAAAGCAGGTGAGCTATCAGTTGTTTCTTGCGCAAAGCCACGCCGAAGAGTATGCAGCACAACTACGAAAATCAAAGGTCGTTCCAGTGTGGGGAGAATGAAAATGAAAAAGCAAATTGAACAGTTGAGGGCTGACATAGAGACGCTGAAAAAGGCACATCTCGCAATCCTCACAAATGGCTATGCGAGCAGCATGAATGCGTACCTAAGGGATATGCGAGAAAAACTTGCTGACCTAGAAAGAAAGGCCCCTGACACATGGAAAAATGCAAGGGAATTTGTTGGCTACTGGGAATCCCATGACAACACAAAGAGGGCCATACATTTTGAATGCGAAATCGAAGTTGCTAAGTACGTCCGCTATCTTGAAGGAAAGGTAAAGGAACTGGAATCCACGGACGCAAGCAATGCCGATCAAGCCTGAATCCATCACCAAAGAACAGGCGGAACGCTTCGCCGAATTAATGGATGCCGATTTCGGGCGGTTCCTGAATGATTACGCGGCAATCCCGATCGAAAAGATTGCCAACGCACTGATTGAGGCCGGTATCGTCAGCCCGCCGGTGTGGGTGATCAAAAAGGATGCTGCGATAGTGTCTGGCTGTTTTAGCAGCCATAAAAATGCGGTTGCGTATCGAGACTCACTTTACGAGCCAGTGGCACTGAAGGTTGAACACTGGAAAGGGAAGACAAATTGAGCGACCCAATCAACCCTGATCACTACAAGAACCATCCGTCAAAAGTAGAGTGCATCCAGATCACTGAACACTTCAATTTCTGCCGTGGCAACGCTATCAAATACCTTTGGCGGGCGGGTGAAAAGGGCGATGCCATTGAGGATCTGCGGAAGGCGCGGTGGTACGTTGATCGCGAGATTCAGCGGATTGAAAAAATGCGAGAATACGACAAATGACTATAACCCTATCAATCTTCGCCGCTGTGGCGTGTTTTACCTTGTCGGGCATGATGGCGGCATTGGTGGTGATGTATCTGCAAGAGATGAAAAGGGGGAGATGAAAATGAATATCACGGTTTTTAACATGATCACATTTATAACAGGACTTATTGGCTATATTCCGTGGCTTAGTGTGGCTTGTAAAAGACAATACGAGTTGTCTGCGAGTGAGCATCTGTATTTCATTTATGGCCCGATGAGCCTGATTCTTTTAGGCGCATCAGTCGAAGACATGACAGGAAAATACATGACATTTCCTGTTGTCGTGTCATTAGGAATGTTACTGGGATTAATGGCCAAGATGATCACGGAGAGGAAATCTTGAAACTTACATTCTTCGTCCCAGGCATCGCTTCACCATCCGGCTCAAAAAAAGCATTCATGCATCCAAAAACCGGCAGAATTATTGTGATGGACACGGCCAAGCGGAAAACCTCTTGGCAGTCTATCGTGTCGCTGCACGCCCAACAGGCAATGACTGACGCCGGGGCCAAGCTGACAAATGAAGCGGTGGCAATGTCGATTGATTTCTACTTTCCCCGGCCTAAGTGCCATTTTGGGAGCGGCAAGAATGCGGCCAGGATTAAAGAGACTGCCCCGAAACACCACACTCAAAAGCCCGACCTGACAAAGCTGATTCGATGCACGGAAGATGCACTGACCGGTATTGTTTACAAGGACGATTGTCAGGTGACGGAACGATTCTGCCAGAAACATTGGTGCAATGTAAACGAGGCACCAGGCGTCGAAATTACGCTGGAAGTTGTGCTATAAGGTGTAGGATTTTAGAAGTCGCCATAATTACACCATTCGCAAGCCACTGCAAGGAATATGCTTCCGTCATCTTATAGGAGGGAGAATGGTGTAAAAAGGCGTCGAATTTTGCTGTATGACATGGAAAGGAATGTCTGGTGTTTGAAAGAAAAGATACAATCGAAATCACTCTCGAAGCTGTGCTATAATAGCACTATGCCGACCAAGAAGTTCATCAACTTTCAATACCGACACCCAGACCGACTCGTTAAGCGGGTGGTGTCGGCTATTTGTAAGGACGATGGCAATTTCAGGATCTCTGAGATTTACGAAGAAGAAATAACACCGCTGAAGCGGTTCCATAAATGGGGTGAAATTAACGAGCCAACTATCGTTGATTTCCCAAACAAATAAAACTTTTTTTATTTGCGATTGCGGTAATTTTTTTTAGCGTTTAGTGTCAATATTTAATGGAATCGTTATCTGAAGAATTAACAGAAGATCAAATCAACCGCCGGGCTGAAGCGCAGGTCAGAGTGTACCTGGGCGGGCAGACGGTTGAACTGGTCGGCTTAGTGCCACCTGACGGTTGGCGAGAGTCAAGCCAGAAATCACCGTGCGGAGTCTGCGACAGTGGCAGGAGCCTGGAGAAGATCAAGCCCGCCATCTGCCTGAAATGCCTGCGAGCCGACAAGAAGTTCGATGCAGTGCTGCAAGCTGCTGCCAGGTGGGAGCAACGCCAGTACGCACTGCAAAAGGTCATCAGTGAGGCACGCATCAAGCGTAATGCCGAGATGCAGCGGCTGACCGGCAACAAGCGACGAAACAAGGGTGCCCAGCCGGGCCGTGGTGCAATTGAATCGATGGTCAATCTGCGGGGGCGGGTGGACTGGTGACAATATCGGTAGTTTCACCGATGATTGCACCGAAAAAAGCACCGTACTGAAATGGCAAACCTTAATCCTGACAGGTCAGGACTTCGACCACCTTGGAAGCCAGGCGAAAGCGGCAACCCAAAAGGCAGGCCCAAACGACCGGATATGAATGAGGCCCTTGATAGGGTTCTGGTTAATTCGCCAGATTTACTCGACAAGCTGGTTGAAGTTGGATTGAAACAAGCCTTGGGTGGTGACTTTCGTTACTGGCAGGCCATCTACGACAGACTGAACGGCAAGGTTGCCGCAAGCGATCAATCAGGCGACACGTTAAACAATTACGATGATGACCCTGAGCCAGCCCCGGAACAGCTTGATTAAGGCTGGTTTATGGCAGTTTTTAGAGCGTGTCAGTCCGAATCATCAGTGGCATCCGAATCATCTTAAACTCTGCCGAAACCGGCTTGACCGGGTAACAAACGGCGAAATCACACGGCTAATGCTTTTCCTGCCACCACGGCACGGCAAAAGCGAACAATCAACGATTCACTATCCGGCCTATCGACTACTCCGCAACCAAACCATGCGGGTCATTGTCGGAGCCTATAATCACAGCCTCGCATGCACATTCAGCCGACAGACAAGGCGGCTCGTTAGTCGATTCGGATTCCAGTTCGCGAACGATTCAAACAAGCAGAATCAGTGGTCGTCAGTTCACGGTGGCGGGCTGTATGCGGTCGGCGTCGGCTCAGGTGTCACGGGCTACGGTGCTGATCTGGTAGTGATTGACGACCCGGTCAAAAGCCGCCAAGAGGCTGAATCACCAACTTACCGGGCGAGAGTGCTGGACTGGTATCAAAACGATCTCTACACGCGGTTACACCCCGGCGCGGCTATCGTGCTGATCATGACCCGCTGGCATTCGCTCGATTTAGCGGGCCAACTACTGGAAGAAGCAAATAACGGCGGCGAACGGTGGGACGTGGTGAGCTTGCCAGCCATTGCCGAAGAAGGTGATGCACTTGGCAGAGAGCCGGGGGCGGCACTCTGGCCAGACCGTTACAACGTCGCAGACTTTGACAGAATTAAGAAGGCTATTGGTAGTTATGCATTCTCAGCCCTCTATCAACAACGTCCTAGCCCTCGATCTGGTGGCTTCTTCCGTCACGATTGGCTGCCTATTAGTGACGGGGGCAATAGCTCAGGGCTGGCTTGCCGCGCTTACGATACAGCAGCGACGCCGGGGGCGGGTGACTACACCGCAGGCGTCAGAATGCAGCGAATCGGTGATAAATACCGAATCACCCACGTGGTTAGAGGTCAGTGGTCACCAGCCCAACGGCGAACCATCCAGCGACAGACAGCCGAGATAGACGGGCTTCAGACAATCGTCCACCTTGCTCAAGATCCCGGTGCCGCGGGAGTTGATCAAGTGGAGCAGGACAAAATCAACTTGGCAGGGTTCGCGACTGTATCCGCCCGCCCAACAGGCTCAAAAGAGGTGCGGGCCATGCCGTTTGCGGCAGCCTGTGAAGCTGGCCTTGTAGAGCTTGAGCGAGGCGATTGGAACAGGGCTTTCATCGACGAATTGTGCAGCTTCCCCACTGGTCAACATGATGACCAGGTGGATGCAGCAGCCGACGCATTCAACTACCTCAGCAGAAACGGCTCTTTTCAGTGGTTCTCCTAATCTAAATGCCTGACTACAACCCACTCAACTGGTTCCGCTCGAAAGCACTTCGCACGGGCGTTACTGCTGACACCACCGAGATCGACGTGTCGGCATGGTCAGTTGATGTCATTAACGCTCTAAGTGATGATTACGCCAATCTTGCCCGGCCTTATTGCGATAACCCTGTCATCAGGGCCGCGATTGAGGCCATGCGGCGGAACGTCTGCAAGGCCATATTGCAGGTCGGCTACTTTGATGAAGAAGGCGGATTTGAGCCGGTAGATCATCCGCTGCTGCAAATCTGGAAAGAACCCGCACCAGGCGAAACGGAATCAACGCTGGTTGAGTTCATTTATCAACAGCTTTTAGAGGATGGCAACGCCTATGTTCCCGCCATCTCTGACCGGGACACGCAGACGGGCGGCACGATTCGCGAACTCCAGCCCATCCCGTATAGTTGGCTTCAAGTGCCGACGTACGGACAGGCCATCGGCGAAATCATCGAATATCCCTTTGTCGGCTTCGATGGTGGGCGGGGCTTCCAGTTCACGACACCTCGCGAGCGAATGCTGCATTTTCGGGTTGGCAAGTCATCGACGACAGCCGCAAGGGGGCGTTCACCGCTGGAAGCAGTGCGGGCAGAGTTGGCACTAATCAAGCTCACAGCGATTTACGAAACAACCATCCTGAGCCGATCCGGTGTGCCCTCATGGCTGGTCAGTCTGACCGGCACGGGGGCGCAGATGATGACATCTGACAATATTGCTGTGCTTCAATCCGACATCAAGCGGGCGGTGTCTGGTAAGGGCGTCGGCAGGCCATTGATTTTCAAGGGTGGCGAGCTTGACATCAAAACGCCGGGCTTTTCGCCTAAAGATCTTTCAGTCCAAGAGATGACCGAAATCGCGGTGGCCCGTGTCTGTGGTGTCTTGGGCTGGTCGCCAATGTCATTAAAACAACCGGACACCGGCAAGACCTACAGCAACTTGATTGAAGCCAATCGGGCAAGCTGGCGCGATGCGATCATTCCTTTCTTGGAACTGCTGGCAATGCAGCTTACGCGACTGGTGCGAACGCTTCCCACTGGCTATGACGGCGCGATTGCCCAGCCTGATAACATGCTCACAGTCAGGTTTGATACCAGCCAGATCGAAGAACTGGCAGCAGACACGAAAGCCTTGTCAGACAGGGCGGTGGCCTTGTACCAATCCGGTTTACTGTCGCTGAATGAAGCTCGCCAGATCATGGGCTATGCCGAAATCGAGTCCGCCGAAGGCGGAGACACGCCAGCCGAAGCGGCAGAAGATCAAGCAGAAGGCGAGGCTGAATAATGCCTGCCGGTAATTGCAACCTGACAATAGAACAAGGGGCCACCTGGTCGCAGTCCATCCAGTATCAGACTGCTAACGGGACGAATATCAGCCTATCCGGCTACACCATCCGCATGCAGGCACGGCCAGCTTATACCGCCAATACGACACTTGACCTGTCAACAACCAACGGTAATATTACGATCACATCAGCCGCCAACGGCACTTTCACCTTGCAGCAGACAGCCGCCCAAACGGCTAACCTGACTGCGGGCAGTTATGTCTATGATCTTGAACTGGTCAAGCCCGATACTACAGTTGATCGGCTGCTTTACGGCACGCTTACTGTCACGCCGGAAGTCACCCGCTAATGGCTGATATTATTGTCAGACAAGCCAATGCCACCAGCCTGACGATTCAGGCATCAAGCAATCAGGTGCTTGTGCGGCAACAGCCGAATAATACGGTGGTCGTGCAGACGACCGGCAACAGCTACGTTCTGCCCGTCGCGACTAATAGCACGCTTGGCGGCATCATCGTTGGCGATAATCTGACGATCAACGCAAATGGGCTGCTATCGGCTCAAGCGGGCGGTGTCAGTACGTTCAATAATCGAACGGGGAATGTCACGCTAACGGCGAATGATGTTTCGGCGGTCGGCAATTCGCTGTATTTTCCGCTGAATGCCAACATCGTCAGCGGCAACGCGACGATAGCAGGGCAGGTTTATCAGCTTGCAAGTGGCAATGGAACACTTAATAAACGCACAATCTATGGCATCAGTAAAACAAACAATCTTGCTACCACTGAATATGAATTCGCAATCGGCATGACTTACGGCTTTCCAGCCGCTGGCAGCGTCTTTTTATCTCGTGCGTTCGATACCACAGTTAGTAGAGGGCTAAGTCAATCTGAGATCGACCTTAGCCCTGTTTCTGCGCAGCTTATTTCTACAAACAAACATGCAAACGGAACGCTGGTAAGTCAAGCAATATTTGGAGCGGCGGCCAGCGGTTCAACTTTGTACTACGAAGATCAGACAACTTTCTCATTCATGGAGGTTGGTGTTACCGGCATCCTTTTCTTTGGCGTGACATTTGGGGTAAACAATTCGCCACCAGGGCCAAATGAACTAATGACACGATCAACCTGCGACAATCGCTATGAGCCGATAACGAGGCGTAATTAATGCCATTTTCCGCATTAAAACACAAAGGTCTGATCTTTGACGCGACCAGTGACGCCAATTTCACCGGCAACGGCATCCACTGTTATGGCGGCCTTGAATACTTCGTTGCGTGCTTTCCCACCGGTGCAAACGGCGCACTGGAAGCCTATGAAATCGGGCAGAAGGTCGGGCTTTACAGCAGTAACGACAACGGCACGCTCTACTCTGAATGCGTGCTGGATAAGGGAAGCCTGGCAATCATTGCCAATAACGCCACGCTCTCAAATGTCACAGTCTGGGGCAGTGATTCGATCCTGACGCAAGGCCGGGGAGATGGACGATACGCAACGCCATCTTGTCTGACATATACAAACCTGACCGGCACGCCCCCGATTGCCACGAATACCACGCTGGGCATGGTCAAGGTTGGCACCACGCTTGAGATTGCCAACGGCGTACTAGACGTCACTGTCCTGACCATCGATGGCGGATCGGCAACAGCCAGCGGGCCGAATGTTTACGATGGGGGCGGCGCATAATGGCAACGTCAAATGTCACGATTCAAGTCAGACGCGACACCGCCGCCGCATTCACCAGTGCCAATACCACGCTGGCCACCGGCGAGATCGGCTTCGAGACCAATACGGGCAAGTTTAAAATTGGCAACGGCTCCGCGTGGTCGGCATTA